AAATAATTAAATAAACCTGGGTTCTGACTTACTGTTTGTCCAGTTAAGTTTCCAGTTTGCCCTGTAACAGTACCAAGCATTGTGTTTAGACCTTGCGCTGGTGCGTTTCTATACCGCAATTGCTCTGCTTGTGCTTGATCTATCAATTGCTGTTGAATACCTCTTTGCATAGCCCCTTGTTGTGCCATACGATCTTGTATCCCAAGCCCATAATTCATGCTTGTTTGACCAATATTAGATAATTGATTAGCAGCGCCCAAACGTACAGTTTGATCTGCCCTGTTAGCACCAGCAAGATCACGAGCAGCACCTAGACCTAATTGCTCTTGTTGTGCAGCTAATGATCCTAAAGCCCCAGCAGATGCGCGTCTTTCTGCTGCTGCTTGTAAATCTGCTCCTGACATTGCCTGAGATGCTTGCAATCCTAGCTGCTGTGCTTGCAATCCAGATGCTTGATTTAATTGTTGGGAAGTCATGCCCTGTTGTGCTGCAAACTGTCTTGCTTGATTAGCTGCTGCAAGATTACGCGCTTGGGCTGCACCTTGCTGACTTGCGTCAAACTGCCCAGCACCTAATTGTGTCTGGAAACCCTGTTGTCTCATTCTTGCAGCCGCATCAGCCATTTGCTGTGTATAACCTTTTAACGCTTCAGCTTCAGCTATCCCATGCCTAGAGCCGCCAAAAGCACTTGCTCGTTCCGCTTGTGCTGCTAAATTCTGCCTACCCATAGCTGCTTGAGAACCTATATCTCTTAACGTCTGATTGACCACTTGCGTTTCATATGGGTTTTGATAAGCACCCATTGCACTTGCCCCAGTTGTAGGCGTTCCTTGTTGAGCAGCGTTATAACTTGTTGCATAAATATTGTTTGGATTATAAGTTTGCGCCCTTCTGAAACCAGCCATTGCGCCCTGATTAGCTCCGTAACCACTTCCAGCAGTTAAAGCGTTTGTAGCAGCAGCAGGGGCTTGATAACCCATGCCAGAACCCATTCTATTTAAAACCCTATCATCTGTAGCGTATTGTGTGCCTTGAATGGATGTGTTTAATGCTTGACGCTGTGCAATAGCAGCCTGTTGAAAAGGCGTCATCTCAACGCCAATCATTTGAGTACTGCTTCCTTCAGGCTGTGAAAAGCTTTGAGGTGCAGCGCGAAACTGAGGCGCAGCAGCTTGCGTTGGCCTTGATACCATTTGCCCATAATTACTGACAACACTTGCAATATTTGGTGATAAACTTGCAGCCGCATTTGTTGCAGCAGCTACATTGCTAGGGTTTGATCCACGGCCCATTTAAATCTCCTATTTTCCACCACTGCTTTGCATTTCTAACTCTACAGGTTGGCTTTCTGGCGCTCTTGAGCCAACCTCTCCCGTCATTGGGTCAATACCAAAACTCTCTGTATATTGAGCATATCCAGGGTTTTCTTGTCTCATTAATCCAAGACTTTGCTCAACTAAAGGCTGTGGTGAATACCCTTGAATACCACCAGCGTACTGCATTGCTGGCGGCATATAACTTGAATTATCAACAGTAGGCATCCCAAATGCGTTTGCCGCCATATCAGTATATTGCATTGATAATTGCTCTTGTGGACTTATAGCAGCTACTGTTGGGCCGTATGTCGGAACATAGGTAGCTTGTTGAGTTGCAACATCCCTACCCATCCCGTAACTTTGTTGAACCCCTGTTTCCGCGAATTTCGGTAAGGTTTGTCTTGTATCTGAAGAACCGCCACCCATAATTATCTCCTAATCACTTTCACTATTATTTAAATCAAATGCGTAATTAGCACTTTTTAATTTCCACCCTAATGGCGCTAATGCTTTTTTCCAACCTAATCTACCTGTAATTGTTCCACCAGTACAATCCTGACCGATTGCCCAATTAGTTATATCATTGTTCATATCTATTAATTGTTCCAAATCACCACCAGCTAAAAATAGATGTAATACTTTCTTTTTAGGATATACCACAATTTCTGTGACAATGCACCCCTTTGGTGCAGCCCATAATTGCATCCTCATTTCAGCAATACCTAAGACAATATCATCAAACGTATGTGTACCACCTGAATACTGCAATGCTTCCTCTATCCAAGGTTGGCATCTTTCTAAATCATCGCTTAAAATAAAATCTTTCATAATTTTACCATGTACTTAACGCAACGCGTTTCCAAATTGCAGTTGAACCATCGTGAGTACCAACGCAAATATAAATATAATTAGTATCCCAAGCGATCATTCCAGCAACATCTCCAGCCGCGCCTACATTTGCCGCTGGCGTTGTTTGTTTTGTTGCAACTTGTTTAAATGATCCATTAGAAGCTACAACAACATATTGTTGCGTTCTATCCCAAAGCAATGCACCATCTTCGGCAGCAGAAGAATACTGATCTTTACTATCTAATTGATTGAGAGCTTTGCCAAGAAACTTCCTAATATTTTCAGCCCATGACTGAATATCAGGTGTGTATGGCGGCACAATTCTCATCTACGCCCACCTTGTCGCGCATCTAAACGCATTATACCAACACGCCAATCACTGGATGTATTACCGTCAACTCTCATTCTTACTTGCCTACCTTGAAATCTAACTGAGGTTGGATTGCTCATACTGAAAGGCCCAAAAGTTTCTTCTGTAGAATTAGGGTAAAATCTCGTTTTAAATTTAGCTGTAACATCGCCTTGAGTTTTTTCATCTGGAATTAACTCAACAACACTCATTAAATTGTCACCGTTTCCAATTGATATAGGCCCAGTTTCAGCAAAAGGTACGCCAGTTTCATAATCATACCCCACCTCTTGTTCGTACAAAATACCGCTTGGTTTAATGTATAAAGGTTGCCTAAAAACACCCCTATCAACACCAGACGTTCTATCCATTTGACCAGTCATCCATATATTTTCTGCATAATCAAACGCAACATAACGATCACATTCTAATGATCCACTACTAGGATAAAACCACCAAATTTCATTCCATGCTGAGTTAACGGTAGCTGTTATTTTGCTGCGTTGATCATTATTCATATTTGAAAAAACGTAATCGCCAACCTCGCATGGCACTTCTGTTACCCTTCCACCAGTGTAAGCAAAGAAACTTCTTCTACCCATCCAAAAAACACCGTTATCAACAGTTGCAATAGCCCCAGCGCCAATAAGTCCACAAGACGTTCCAACTCTTTCTAAACCATAAACAAATGGTGGCCCTTGATAGGTCATACTATGGGCATCTTCACTTGTAAGGATTAAAGACTGACCTCTTGTACGAACACCAGCAAGTATTGATCCATTTGTTTGTAAATTAATATCACCAGCTTGATTAGTTGCTGCTGCTGCCCAAAGAGTATTGTTTTCTTGATCTGACCACTGAACCTTTCGTGGATCACCACCAGCACCAAAACAAACTACAAATCTTTCTTCTGTAACCATAAAACCAGTGCAAGAAGTAGGCGCATTTGAAATTAAAGCCGCTTTATTAGCGCTGTTTAATTGCCACTCATAAAGCTTGCCATCATCTGGTGACATAGCTAAAAGATATTCACCCCAGTTATCCAATGACCAAACAGTAGCTGCAAGAATATTATCAACGTCTTGCCTTGGCTCACCATATTGCTGCTGACCATAAAGGGCGCTGCCATAACCAACATCTATAGCAGCATCAACACGCCCATTTGTAAGACCTACTGGTGTAATATCAGTAACAATACCCCCAGAATTTATTATTTTAAGTTTATCATGGGCAGCAGCGGCAACATATCTATTTGAAGCATTATCTTCCCAGGCAACCATAGTACGGTAAACACCACTTAAATTAACTGATTGTCTTTGCCGCCAACCACCTACTGGACGCAACGCATCTTCATGCCAACGAACTAAATTAATATCTCTCCAACGCCCTTGAGACATTAAGTCAGTTCCGTTACGATACTGACCTTTTGGTATCTTTAATGGAATGAGAGGCATATATCATAACTCCCCTCAATTAAGGTTTAGTAGGCCAATCAGCATCCTCTAGATTAGGCCAGTTGCTATGAGATGGCAAATCACGCAACGATTGTCTAAAGCTTGTCATATCGTCTGACATTGTCATGTCTGACAACGCATAAAAATCTGTCTCCGCAAGCTTGCTGTTTCTAGTGGCTCTACTTGCGACTGCTCTGTCATTATCATATGCAGCTATTTGTTCTGTAGTTTTGTTTGTTGTCGCAAATCCCACAGTCCAAACGCCATCAACCAAAGAGGGATTATCTTCTTCAGCTATTTGCTGCGTTCGCTCATCGTAACTTGGTGGATCACTATATGCGACTGGGTATACGTCATAGCTCTCTAACATTTCTGTAGGAATTTGCTTAGGAAAAGAAGTAGTAGGATTATCGCGTCGTAGTTGCCCAATTGAATATGGGTATGTGTCTACCGAACCGCTTGTTGTTTTAACGTACATAATAAGATCCTTAATAGTTGTTTAATACTTGCGTTTTAGTATTTGTGTACTGATTTGTTCCAACCGTAAATGCACTTTCTGCGTATGTTTTCCCCTCTGTGGATGAAGTGCCGCACAACCCATTTTCTATATTATTATAACCACCGAACTCAGTAATATCTACATCACCAGCATCGCCAATAAAGCTTCCATCTGACGGGTACTGAAGTAATACGCTTCTATCTTTTTGCTCTGTTCCTGTGGTCATATGCCAAGCAGACGCAATATATATTTTTTCGTTCGTGCTATCAACACATATGCCCACCCTAACATTTCCATTATTAACATCGTTTCTGTTGAAATTTGTTTTTGGAGAAAATTTTCTAGCCCAATCTAAACCGCCAGAGGTATTCCATTTAAATACAACAATATCTTTATTTCCAGCATTGTAACCCATTTTTAAAAGGCCCACGCCATATAAATTGCCACTACTATCAGCCGCGCAACCTGTCATGACAATCCCAGCGCCAGCACTATTTAATGTCCATTTTTTACAATATTGAAATGTTCCAGAACTGTTTATTTTAAAAAAACCTATATCTTCTGAGGTATTTAAATAACCACCCTCTATGGACATATAAGATGCCACGCCATAGACATTGCTTCCACCGTCATCACACATAGCTCTAACAAGCACTTCTTTGTTAGTACCAAAATTTACTGATCTTTTCCAAGGATTGTTGTTACCATTTGTGGTGGGAACTGAGTACGTTTGGTCAATTGCACAGATTTGGGTTCTTTGTTGACCAATTTCTGGCAAACTAAAAACTGTGTTAGTATTTGAAATTCGCGCAAAGCTCATCATTGCTGTTGGGTAGCTTTGATATATTCGCGCATTATTGCTTTGATTAGTTCCAGTATATAAGTGATAGTTTCCCTCAAATCTATCTGTAAAACCGTCTGTAATAGTACCCCAATAAAAAAGATAATTATTATTCGTAATTAAGGCATTATTAAATTGCGTATCAGAGCTTACAGCCCTACCGGCTCTCATAAATGAATAATTGTTTGATGTTTGAAGAACTAAACTTTCGTTAACAACAGTCGCGGCACAATTTATAAGCGTACCATAGCCGCCATTAGGCTTACTTCTATAGGCAACTGAAATTAAATTATTTGAATTGATGCTTAAACCGCAACCGCCTTCTTTTCTTGGCTCTTGAGCCCCACCAGTAAGGGTTTTTTGTATGTCGCACGATCCATCGGTATCAATTCTACAAAGCAAAACCGAACCGCCAGAGTCTCTATTGCCGCCAGCAATTAAGTAACCGTTTGACGTTTGCACAACATCTGTAAATGCACTGTCGTTGTTTCCGTTCATAAAATATAAATACCAACCCCCAGCGCCACCAGCCCCAGCAGCCCCAAAGGTAACTAATTTGGAAGCAAAGCTCATGACATTGCATCTCCAGCTAGGAAACCATACCAATTGCTACCGCCATCCTGAGTTAAAAACCCATATATGTCGGTTTCACCGCTTGCTGGTGCGTCTGGCGCACTGCCGCCAGCCCAATCTACAGTACCAGGCCATGTCAATGTATGCGTTCCACCAGCCGTAATTTTTAAAATAAAACCATAAGCATCATTTGTTGTCAGATTTACCCCAGAGTAATCAAAGGTAAAGGTAGTATTACCTGAAGTAGAAAGAGTAAAAAAGTTACCTTCATCACAGTCCACAGTCGGGGTAGTTCCAGACAATGCTATCACTGTCTCTACATAACAAGTTGCTTGCACTTCCTCAGTCAATTTGATGTTACCGTTTGCATCTGCCGTAACAACTTTAGAAGATTGTGAAGTTCCTAGCGTAGTAATATCATTATAACTTAATTCTGTTCCAGTTGCAGTCACACCGCTACCAGCAACCTCTAAATCGCCAGAGCCAATTTTTAATTTTTCCCCTGCTGGAAAAGTAACATCACCATTAGCATCTGAAGTAACTACTGCACTGGCGTTTACGCTACCTAATGTATTTGGCAATGCAACTTCATACGTTGCGCTTGCACTATGCGGTGGGCTGGCAACCGTAACTCCATGAGAATTATTTTCACAATTTAATACAATTTTTGCTGAATTAGTATTGCCTCTTATGACAACCTTACCAGTTCCGTTTGGAGCTAAATCTAGATTTGCATTACTTGTTGTAATAATGTCATGTCCATTAGTGCTTAAGTTAGCAGCTAATCCAGTAGATACAGTTAGAGTTGTAAATGTTGCAGCAGCAGCAGACGCCCCACCAATGATTACACCATCTATAGTTCCAGAGTTAATATCTATCCCTGTTACTGGCGTTGTACCATCTAAAAGGTCATCAGTTTTATCCCAATTTCCATTTAAATAACCACCCCAGGCGTCTTCATCACCGCCAACGGTAGGTTTTTGAAAGCTATATGTCGTTGTATTTGCTGGCATTTTATGCGGCCCTCTCTAAAATATCTGCATCTGTCCACGTTGTTGATGGGTTTGTTACATCTATCCATTTATAACGTGCCGAAACAGTTGTGGCAGATGTTACGTTATCACTCGCGGCAAACGATATGACGCGATTATACTCTATATTTACGCTAGATGATAGTGCAATGTTTGCTGATGCTACAGTGTCAATTGTTGCACTACAAACAACACTACACGATGGCGTAATATTTGCTGCAAAAGGTCTTTCTCTTTGATAAGCAACAGCTACGCTGGAAGTTAATGGTATTGTAACAGAAACTTCATCTACAGAACGATTTTCTCCATAAATAAAAGTACCGTAAGTATTTTTACCATAACCTGGTCTAAAACCCTCATCTTCTGGATATTCTTCACCAACAACCACAATTGCACTTTGCAGAACAATGTTTACCGCTGATGTTCTTATTCTTATTACAGAACAAGTCGCTGAAGATGTACAAGTAAAAGTTGCAACCGCATCAGTTAAAACATCAGCAGAAACACTTACAGAACAAGTCGGAGTAATACTTACAGACGCATTTTGTATTTCTTGCAGATTAGCTGAAACATTAACAGAAACTGAAACATTTGCGCTACCCTCAAATACCTTAACTGCACTGGCTGTAACAGAACAACTAGGACTTATACTTGCAGCCGCGTCAACTACAGAGCCAGATAAACCATAGGTATCTTGCCCAAATAAAGCATCTCCGTAGTTGCTGCGATAAACAGTCATTAGGCTAACGTGATGTCTAGGTCACCTGTTGGAATACGGAAAACATCGCCAACGTTTATAGCTTTTGCTGTTGATAAAGCTGCGTGGACAATCATAGTACCACCTGTAGCAGCAGTCATAACCGCCATGTGGGAAACTGTTCCCCAATTGCCGCCTGACGCTGCTGCAAACTCTACTGCTGCTGAGTTAGTTGCTAAATCGTTAGCCACGGTAAAACTAACTGGGCGTCTTGCGTATCCGTTACCTGATATTTCATTAGCAGTTGAACCGCTATCTGTTGGATCAGCAGTAAATAAACCAACATACCAAGCCGTGGGGCGAGTTACACTGGTGGCAGTAAAAACATAATTTAAAACATGGGTTTCAAAAGTATTTGTAAAAGACATATGGCATTTCCTTAGATCAATCTATGTGCATTATACACAATTTTTGGTTAATAACTAGATATAATAATTCTACGTCCAGAACCACCATATCTTGTGTCATCTGATGCAACTTGCAAAGAATTTAAAGCGTTTGTATATAAAGCGCCCCAAGTCTGTGTTCGCGCATCATCTAATAAATATGGTGCTGATTGCATCAACGTGCCATATAAATACAAATCTGGTTCATCTTGTAATAACCAGTTAAATG